AACTATTTTTTTATACTATTTATTTTTATGGTAACTACTTTTTTATATGAGTTTTGAAAAATTGAAACGCTAAAGGTAAGCACTTTTAAAAAAGTGAATATTCACAAAAAATTTCATAAAGTATTTTAGAAATGTAAAATTGGACATTTATTTTGTCCATTTTTCAAAAAAATTTTACTTTATAAAAAAAATAAAAATCAACATATTTAAAAACTTAATAAAAGAAACTTTATCGTCTATTATCACATATGTTACAAGTTTTATTAGTGGATATATTAATAAAAGTGCAATGCTTACATGACCAATCTCTACAATTAAAACATTGTGGTGCTTTGGTCCCTTTATAATTTGATACTTTCATAGTTTTATTACATTTTGAACAATTATAAATATTTTCTTGACCACTGTTATTTTCACTAATGCATTCAATAAGTGCTCTATTAGGAATAAGTTCGTTAGCACTAATAATATTTCTTGTTATAGGAGATGTATTTGTAAATTTAAGCCAATTTAATATTGCTGATTTTTCATATGTGTTGCCTTCACGATCTATAACAGGTTCTCTCATAACCTCTTGCGTAATAGGACAAATAGGAAGAGGCATAATACTTTTAATATATAGTCTTCTAATTAATTTCAATTTTTTAATTTAAAAATTATGAATTCTTAGAAATCAATATATGCTTTTATAAATATTAATGGCGTGCTTTTGCGATATAACAATATGTAAATTGTAATCTAATATTTGCATTATTACACGCTCCATAGTATTCATATCTTCTAAACTAACTCCACATAAGACACCCCAATACCAGTTAGAATATGGATATTCTTCAATAATCTTACTTGACAACATTATTAATGTTGAAATTATCCTATGGCATGAATAATTATTTAAATATATTCCTTTTGTTTTTAAATAATGTATTAAATTTATACTATGCAAAATAATAGCATCATAATTTTGCTCATCAATAATTTCGCTTTTAAAAATTCGCTTAATATAGTCCTCAATAGAGATCAATGGTTTATGTTTGCATATTAAACACCCAATTTTATAATTATTTTCATTTATAATAATTTTCTCATTGCCTATAATATTACTAATAAAAGTAATGAATTTAGTAACATTAGAATATGACATATTTAAAATAATGGTCTATTTTAATATAAACTATAAATTCAATTTTATATATTATATATATAATATATAATATGACTGATGTAGAAACTACAAGCAGTACTATTGAAACTATAACTAGTGATATTGATGCTATAAGTAGCGGAAAAAATTTTTCCGGAGAGATGTTTGATTTAACAGCAACAAGTTTTAATGATGAAAATGGATTTGCTCATATTAAAGCAGTTATGGAAAATGGTATTAGTTTACCAATAACAAAGTTTAGAGATGAGTTGCAAAAAATAGCAGCAACTACTAGTGATGATAAATCAGATAAGAGAACAATTCGTCTTTCTTTTTTAAATTCTTGTATTGGATGTGTGGAACTTCAAGCACTATTTACTTATTATTCTAATTATTTAAATGGTGGCGGAACAAATTCATCAAGAGAAAACTGGACTAATGAACAATACATAAGTTTCATGGTAATTACTGCTGCTGGAGGCAATATTGTAATACTTTTTGCGCAATTAATTGTTAATATGATAGATTCATTTATTAGCAATATTAATACACGAGATGATGGAGGTGGTCCCGAATGGAAATGGGATATAAAATCTAAGGATCCGCTGTATAATCCACAAAGTTTTTTACCAGAATCAGGAGCTTTGATTTATGAAAATTATGCAAATGAAATGTTTTCTAAATTTATAAGTAAATCGCCTCCAAGTGTGCCGCTGAGTGACTCCGTTATTGAAAATTATAATACTATATTAGTAAAAACATTTTCATTATTAACTCCAACAAATAAATTATTATTAACTAGATTAGCAGGCGATAGTGCTGATGTGCTCGATGCTGGTTATGGAAAAAAAAGCGCACAAGAATTGTGTTATATAATTGTAAGACATTTTATTCAAAATAATACGTCTAATCCCACAATATTAAAAAGTTTATATGGCGTTGCTCTAAGTAAAATTAGTGATTTTGATTTTAAATTATCACCAAATATTCATCCATCTTTAATGGGAGACAGCACATATGGTACTATAGATGAAACATTTGAAAAATTAGGATTATATATTATAGATGATGGGCACGCGGGATTTTTATTAGTAAGAATAAAAACATTAATAGATTGTAGAACCGATTATAAAGCAACTTATACCACAGGACAATTAAAAGAATTTCAAAGAGATTGTGTCAAACAATTACCTAGAGGAATAAAGGTTTTTGGTCTGTTTCCACAAATAATGCAAAAAGAATATTTAGCAGATGTTGAAGTTAATAGTGATTGTTGGAAGTATCTTAATTATCTTTTGCAAAAAAAAAATGCGATTGAACTTGCTACAAAACACAATATTGATGAAACTATGAAGTTTCATATGGCTGGAAATTTTAAGCAAGCCCATCAAGATGGATCTATGTTTGCTGATGTTTTACCTGCTATAAATTCAACAGAAGCAATAATTGATTATATATCAAATACTACATACCACTTGAATATATATATAGGTTTTTGGGAAACAATTATTACTAAAAAAGAAGATCGAGGTGAAGAATATAAACTGAGTAAAAGGGGAGCTCCAGCGCTAAATCATCCAAGTTATGGAGGCTTACCAGCAAATTTTTCATATGAGACTGTATGTAGTAATTTTAAATCTCTTTACACAATATTATATCAAAATGATGATATGGTAACAACTAGTATGGAGGAGGATGCGACCGCAGCAGTAGCACCTAATGTGAGAACAGGTGTTGTAACATTATTAGCTGCTGATATATTAAATCATTTTTTAAATTTTCCAAGTTTTAATACAGAAACTATATTAGATAAAATTGTGGATAGTTTTATAAACAAGTGGAAAAAAACTGCCATAATGAATCCTTCAACTTTAACTTTGGCACCAACACATAAGGATTTTAATAATGCGCTAAGTAATATTTATGAAATTATAACAGATGAACAATATTCGTCACTTGGTTATCCAAATGGAATACGTATTACTTTAAATGCAATAGACACTAAAAATAAAAAAGACGATAGCGATAGTAAAATAGGTAAAAGTGAATTTGAATCTACTACAACAGGTGCTAATGAAGTTAGTGAATTAGATAAAATTGAATCTGCCGCACAACAATTATCTACAAATGATACATTAGGATTAAATACTCTTTTTGCTCAATTGGCACAAAGAAAAGAAGAAGGTGCTGGTATAGTTAAAAACCCAATATTTGAAAAATTAAAAGTTAAAAAAATAAGAGTAAAAAGAAGAAAACAAAGAACAAAAAAAAGAAAACATAAAGTTATAAAGTCTAGAAAGTCTAGAAAGTCTAGAAAGTCCAGAAAGTCTAGAAAGTCTAGAAGGTCTAGAAAGTCCAGAAAGTCTAAAAAGTCTAAAAAGTCTAGAAAAGAAAAAAATTTAATAAATATAAAAACTCTAGAAAGCATGCAAAAATAATTTATGGTTCTAGACTTGCATTTGTTTGAAGGTCTATATTTGCTTGCTTGGCTTGCTTGGCTTGCTTGGCTTGCTTGGCTTGCTTGGCTCGCTTGGTTCTTCTGGCTCTTTTGGCTCTTTTGGCTCTTTTGGTTCTTTTGGCTTTATTTTTATGTGTTTGTTTTCCTTTTTGTCCTTCGCCTTGTTTTCTTTTTTTTCGAGGTCCATTTTCATCACCACTATTACTAGTTTTAATAAAATTTAGCGTATCTTCTTCGATTTCATCTCCGCGTAGATTCATAGAACTGCTATCTAATGTATCACCTTTTTCTAGTTCTTCCATTGCTGCATCTAAGTCGACTTCAACAAATTCCTCTTCCTTCGGATAATCAGAAGCAAGGGCGTTGTGAATGTCGGTAATCAGCTCCTCTGATATAAAATCAATTCCAACTGCTTTCACAATTGTTTCAAATCTTGTAGCATTTAACGCTGTAATATATATGTTATAATTATCTTTTTCAGAACAATTTAAATAATAAATTACTCCATCAACTAGTTCTCGTGTATGTTTCCGTATTGTATTGCTTTTGTCGTGTTTTTCGGTAATAACTTGATTTGAAATAAGTGCTGACATATAACCAGCTATGACATCGCCAGTCATAAAGATAGGTAAATAGAACTTGTTTTGATTTTCATAGAATCCCTCGTTTCCATAATAATAGCCAAATATTATACATTGATTTAAATCACCAAAAGTTTTAATAGTTAGATTACTTGTAATAACATTTGCTTCTGTTAAAGGATTGACTAACGCTTTAGTGTGTTTTTTTATGTTTTCAACACTTGTTTCTGAAGCAGTTAGACGAAGAGGTTTAACAAAAACATACTTAAAAAATTGTTTATATGTGCAGCCTTGCGCAGGTCCACTATAGGTGTATTTTATTATAGGTATTTTGGCAAAATAATAAATTTGTTCTTTTAAAAGATCTGGAACTAGTATTTGTAATTCGTTATTTAAAGTTGCCAAATCTTTACGTAATCTTGGTAGTGTGTTGCACCCTGGATCTTGCCAACCTGCATAATCATAGATTATTCCTAGACCATTACTAGTTTTATTACTTAGAAGATTTAGTATATAACGCGTATCATTATCAAAATTGTTAGTAATATTATCACTATCTTCATCAGTATCAATATTATTATTTTCACAAGTAATATATTGCCTAGTATATTCTGTTATTGAATTAAAAATTGCTAAGTGATTTCTTGTGTCTCCTTCTTGATCAATTCGCAATTGTATTATTGCATTATCATCTTTAGCATCAGGAGGTAGTGGTTTATTATATATTTTATCATAAATATGAATATTTTGCTTTTTGAAATTTTTTGATAATTGCTCTTCATCACAACCTAGCAAATTTTTTACACTTTTGGAATATATACAAAAAATGGATTTCAAAGTCCAATTGCATATAAATTTACCCATTTCATCGTGAAGCGTATTAATATGTTGTAAAGGAGATTTTTTTTCTGCTCTGTTACCAATTCTACCTAAACCACCTTGTGATATTACGTTACCACAATAATATCCACAAAAATCAATATATTTGAATATTTTTATATAGTCATCTAAACTAGTTATAGAACATATGTTTTCTTTTTGCTTGTTATATTTAGTTGTAATTAAATTTTTTAAAACTTGTAATTCTTCTAAATCTGGAAATAACTTAGATACATTTTTTATTGTTTTGTTGTACCAAAACAAGAATTGATTTAATAGCAAATATTTTAAAATATTAATTATTTTTGTTTCTATGTTTGATGATTGTTGAGGGGCCTTAGACTTTGTATGTATAATTTTATTTATGAACCATTTAATATCTATTAAGCAACCATTAAAAAGAATTCGTGACCATGCTTCTTTAGATTCACTAGACTCGCTTGATGTATATACTTTATTTGAACCAAAATCGTGTAAATGATCGCCATATATCATTGTTCTAAATCCTATAAAAAATATTATTTGTTTTAATTCTTCATCAATTTCATTATACAGTTCTTTGCATTTTATAAATTTTTGTGCTTTACAGTCCCAATTTATCCAATGATCGTCTGGCACTTGCCGTTGAGACCCTATGGTGCCCGTGCGTTTGCTAATAATATTATAAATATCAATATTAACACTAGATTCCTTTTGTAATGTAAAAGTATCAATCTTTGTTTCAGCATTATCATCTTCCATTGCGGCTTTCTCCGCTTTTTTATCCGTGCTAAGTGATTTCTCATAAGTAAAACTACCTATAGTAATCTTAGTATCACTCATATATTATATATATGATTATAAAAAATAATTTAAAAGAAAATGTAATTTAATAATCTTAGCATTTCAAATATTTAAATAAAAACTTAATTTACGAAATCAATTTAAAGTATTGCGTTTATATTATATAGCACAATGGCACCATTTACTATTACTAATAATAAAATTCTCTCTTTTTTTGAGCAACGTCCCGAGATGGATGTGGAAACAACATTATTAAAATTTATAGATATAATGGAAACTCTTCAAGAGACTACAAATAAAACATTAACAAACACTAATGTATTAGAAATTTTAGATAATTTGAAAACTATGAATAATAAATTTGAGAGAAGTCAAGAATTAAATCAGTTTAATCTCTCAAAATATATGAATGAATTTAAACGTGACATATATGAAGAAATAAAAACAATTATGTCAATAAGCATGATAGAAAAAGTGGAACCGTCTTTACGTGCCAAGTTAAAAGAGCAACAAGGTGCATTTGTAGATTATGCGGTAGATAAAATTACAAATATGTTTGATAACAAGTTACTAAATATAAATGAATTATCAAAAAGCAATAAAGAAATTCTCTCAAGTCAAAATGATAAACTCACAAATTTATTAAATAGATTTGAGAATTCAAGCAATAAAGGAAAATTGTCAGAGAACTTAGTTTTAAATAGTTTAAAAGATTTGTTTCCAAATGCTGAAATTTATTCAGTAGGACAAACAAAAGAAACTTGTGATATTATGTTAATTAGAAATAACAAACCCAAGATTTTAGTAGAAAACAAGGATTGGAGAAGACCTGTAATTCAAGAAGAGGTTAAGAAATTTATGAGAGATATTGATACACAAAAATGTTGTGGATTATTTCTCTCACAAAATACAACAATAACTACAAAAGACAATTTTGAAATTAATGTTCATGATGGAAATGTGCTTGTGTATGTTCATTGTGCAAATAATGACCCAGAAAAGATTAAAATAGCTATAGATATTATTGATGCTTTTTATAATACATTAAAATTATTAGAAGAGGAATCATGTTCAGAAGAAAATATGAATACTATTTCCAAGGAATTAACAGATCATATAAATGTTGAATATCAGAATTTTCTCTCAAAAAAGAATAAAACAATTAAAATGGCAAAAGAGTTTATTCAAACATTAGTCAAGCAACTAGATGAATTTACTATTCCAAGTTTAGAAACATATTTATCATCAAAATATTCAGTATCATCTAGCAAATTTGTATGTGAGTTTTGTGGATTTATGGGAAAAAATCAGCAATCTAAGTCTGCACATATGAGAGGTTGTAATGAGAACAAAAAGTTAAGTACTAAGAAAAAAGAATTAAGTGATTCTAGTATATGTATTGAAACAGAATAAACTAATCTCTCAAATTAAATAATTTAATTTATATTTTTTTATAAATATTTTAAACATTAAATATTTATAAAATATATAATAGTACTAATAAAAAAGAAAATTATATTTCTTTTAGAGAGATTATTAGTATTATAAATCTCTCTTACTTATATTTTAGATAATAATATTAAAATATAAATTTGATT